ATGGGGACGATAACGTCACGCCGCCGGAAGGATGGCAGCACGGGCTATACGGCCCAACTCCGCATCATGCGGGATGGAGTTCGAGTCTATCAGGAAAGCCAGACTTTCGACCGGAAGCAGACCGCGCAGGCGTGGCTGAAAAAGCGAGAAACTGAGCTTGCTCAGCCAGGCGCGTTGGAGCGTGCGAAGCGGAAGGGATCGACTGTCCAGCAGATGATCGCACGCTATGTGGAGCAGTTCGGTACCACGCTTGGCCGGACCAAGGAGGCGACGTTGAAAGCCATTGGCGAGACGTGGCTCGGTGACCTGGAGGACCGCGAGCTCAGCAGCCAGCGTCTGGTGGAGTATGGCCAGTGGCGCATGGGCCCCGAAGGTGGTGGTGTACAGGCGCAGACGGTAGGCAACGACCTTTCGCACCTGGCGGCGGTACTGTCGATCGCGCGGCCGGCGTGGGGCTATGAGATCGATCCGCATGCCATGGCCGACGCCCGCCGGGTGCTCAAGAAAATGGGCGTGATCAGCAAGAGCAAGGAACGCGATCGCCGGCCCGAGCGCCAGGAGCTTGATCTGCTGCTGGAGTACTTCTTCGAGATGCAGCGGCGTCGGCCGGCGTCGATCAACATGCCCAAGGTAATCGCCTTCGCCATCTTCTCCACCCGCCGCCAGGAAGAAATCACCCGGATTCGATGGGACGACGTGGACGAGCGCCGGCAGGCGGTGCTGGTGCGCGACATGAAGAACCCGGGGCAGAAGATCGGCAACCACGTCTGGTGCCACCTCCCAGACGAAGCCTGGGCCATCCTGCAGTCGATGCCGCGTGAGTGCGAGAAGATCTTCCCTTACAACGGGGACTCGATCTCGGCCTCCTTCACCAAGGCCTGCCAGTTCCTCGGCCTACAGGATCTGCGCTTCCACGACCTGCGGCACGATGGGGTCAGCCGGCTGTTCGAGATGGACTGGGACATTCCTCGCGTGGCCAGCGTCTCGGGCCATCGCGACTGGAATTCGATGCGGCGCTATACGCACCTGAAAGGCCAGGGCGATCCCTATGCGGGATGGCCCTGGCTGGAAAGGATCATCGCGGCGCCGGTGGTGCTCGGCGCACGCGTCCCGCGCTAGCTTGCCCGGTTGTGCAGCTTGTCGTTCTCGCGGACAGCCCGCTCACGCTGCACGTCCAGGTAGCGAGCGAGATCCGCCAGGTGGACGCCCTGGGCGGCTTTCTGGCTGTTCTCGATCCGCACCAGCGGCAGGTCGATGACGCCGGCCACGATCTTGCTGCGCAGCTTAGCGGGCGTCAGGTGGCTGAAGTAGTCAGCGCAAAGACGCTCCAGCGGGATGACCGCTGCGCCTTGGTACTGAGCCATGAGTAGGAACGTCGTGTTCAATGGGCGCCTCCAGTGCGGTCCAGGGTCTGGTTGATGACGCTGGCGTCCTGGTCCGTGAGCGCGCCGAGCGTGTTGGCCATGCTGGCAAGGGCCAGCAGATGGATGCGATCGCCCAGGGCATCGCTGACCTGATAGCGGATCAGCGCCTCGCCGAGCAGGGCGGTGGCCCGGCACCGGCGGACGAGGGTCGGGTGGAGCGTGATAGGCTGTTGGGTGCTGCTGCTATGAGTCATTGGCATGATGAATCTCCAGGGGTGGTGGCAGGGCCTGGGGGAGTTGCCGCTCTCCCGGGCCTTTTCGTTTCTGTCTGTCAGCGGGTTCTGTTGGCCTTGTCGGCAGGTTGGTAGTGGGGGTTGCTGAAGACCCAGCAGCGAACCTTGCTGGGCCGGTTGTCGAGAGGGGCGGCGGCGCGCTGCAGCTCGCGGATGCGGCTGTCGACGGCCTTGTTGTCGAGGTAGCGGAAGTTGCGGCTGTCCTTGAGCAGCTCGCGCAGGGTGCTCATGTCGGCCAGGCGCTGGCGGTGCTCGGCGGCGCGCTCGATGAATTCGTTGAGGTTGATCGCCACCTCAGCCGGGTTCTTGCTGTGGTTGACGACCGGGTGCTCGCTGAGCGACTGCAGGTAGTCGTAGACCTGCCAGAACTCGATCACGACAGGGTTATCCGCGCTGATGGCCGCCTGGCGTTCCAGGGCGATGCGGACGATGGTGCGCTGGGTCTGGCGGACCATGTCCTCGGGGATAGCGACCACCAGGGCCAAGCAGTCGAGCAGGGCGAGGAACATGGCGTGGTTCTTCACAATCCGCTCGATGCGCAGGTGGCCGACCAGGTCGCTCTGGCAGCCGCTGCAGCGATGGCTATCACCGGTCAGGCGGGTACCGCAGCAGAAGCAGGTGTCGCCCAGGCGGCGCAGCTTGGCTTCGTACTGCGGGAACAGCTCATGAAAGCGGGCCAGGACCTCGGCCTCCTTGCGGGTGGCCAGCAGCAGGAAGTGGCTCAGGGCCTCGCCGTCCATGCGGCTCAGGGTGTCGGCTGCGGCGCGGCTCTCGTCGGTCAGCACCGGGCGGGTGAAGTGCAGCTTCACGATCCGGGTGAGGATGGCCTCGGAGGCGCTGACCGGGGCGTTCTGGCTGATGGCGATGGTGCCGCGGAAGGGCGGCTCGTAGGTCTCGTTGCCCGCCGTCTTCATGCCGCGGGTGCGCAGCGTGCCGCCGCCGAAGAAGTCCTTCAGCTCGTCCCAGTCGAAGCTCTTGGCGTGGGCCTTCTCCGGGTCATTGCGATCGCCCTCGATCAGCACGATAGGCATGCCGGCGACCTGGCCCATGGCGCGGCTGCGGCCAGCGGTGGAGGACTTGGACGGGTCGAAGCCTTCGTAGCCGGCCCGGCCGAACAGCTTCCAAAGGAAGGTCAGCAGGGTGGTCTTGCCGGCGCCGGCCTCGCCGGTGGCTTCCAGGAAGGGGAAGGACTGGTAGCGGGCGCGGATCTGCTCGGCGAACAGCGAGCCGAACCAGAAGGTGAGGGCGGTCAGGCCGTTGGCGCCGAAGCAGGTCCAGAGCAGCGGCAGCCAGTCACTGCGGTAGTCGCCAGCGGCGGGGTTGGGTTTGAGGCCGATGGTCTTCTGCAGGGTCTTGAGGCGCAGCTTGCCGAAGTCGAAGTAGTCCTCGTCGTTGACCTGGTGCAGCTGGCCCTCGCGCACCGCCAGGTCGCCGAAGACATAGCAGCCGTGCTCGCGGCTGTAGCCGACATAGTCCATGGTCTCCACGGTTTTCAGGCCGAAGAGCTGGTCCTTCATGATCTTGTCCAGCTGGGTTCCGCTGCCGGTGAAGACGGCGCCGGCGGCCATGCTGAGCAAGCGCTTCTTGAATTCGCTGGCGGCGGCGACCTGGGCGCCGGTGAAGGTGTTCTTCACCGGGGCGCCGTCGTGGGGAAACTCGACGCGGAAGTAGTACCAGGATTCGTCGGTGACTTCGTTGCGCTGGAAGTACAGGGCCTGCGGCGCGCAGTTGGCGATCTCCACCACGTTGCCGGCCAGGCGCATGGCCTTGTCGCGCTGCTGTTTGGTGGTCAGCTCGCGGTCTTCGTCGCGCTCGGATTCCTCGATGTGGGTGAGGGCCTTGTTGTACTTGTCCAGGTCGAGCTTGAACCAGTAGAGGCGGCTCTCGAAGGTGAAGTGGAATTCGTGGCGCTCGCGCCATTCGTACATCAGCACCGCCTTCTCCGCGGCGGTGTCGGCCAGCAGCAGGGCGCCGTGGTACCGCGCCTCCTTGAGGTCCTGATCGCGGCGTTCCTCGCGCTTGGCGTCGTCCTGCTCAAAGGCCCAGCGCTGGTGCAGGTCGTTCCAGTCGACCTTGCGGCTGGCTGGCTGCGGGATCTGCGCGGCCTCGCACTTGAAACCCAGCTCGCGGGCTTGGCGGGCCCAGCGGCGGGTGTAGCGGTGGGCGCCGGGCTCGTTGTCCAGTGCCCAGACCAGTTTCGGTAGCTTGCCTTGGCGCGCGCTGGCCAGCTCCTTGAGTGACTGCTCGGGGTAGGCGTTGCTGCTCATGGCCGAGACGGCGGCGATGCCATGGTGGGTCAGGGCGATGGCGTCGAAGATGCCCTCGACGATCCAGAGCTCCTGGACCGTCTGCAGGTCGAGGCTTGGCGGGCACCACCAGACGCCGCGGTAGCTGGCCCCAGGCTGGAAGCGGGCCTTCTGCTTGCCGAAGCGCGAGGGGCGATCGATCAGCCGTTCCCAGTAGCCGCCCTTGGCCAGCGCGAAGCGCACGGTGGCCGAGCCGATGCCCTGGGCGCGGTCCCAGTAATTTTCTTGGCTGTACCAGCCCTTGATCAGGCTCAGGTCGAAGCCGCGGGCGAACTGGAGATAGCCATTGGCGCTCGCGGCCGGGGCGTCACTGGTGGGCTTGAAGCGCTCGGACCAGTCCTCGAACAGGTCGCTGTAGAGCTCCTTGACGTGCCAGGTCTGGCCGCACTTCGACTCGCGGCCGCACTTGAGCACCCAGGGCGTGCTGTAGCTGGTGAAGAGCTCAGCCTTGTGGCACGCCGGACAGGTGCCCTTGCGCATGTAGTCCGTGCCCTTGATATGGCGCAGGCCGAGGTCGCCCTCGAGACGCTGCAGCACGTCGGCGCGGAGCTGGTGATCCATCGCGTACATGCTCAGCACTCCACCTGGGCAAGCTGAGCGCGGATCTGGGTGGCGGTCTGGTGGGCGGCGAGCATGGAGGGGAAGCGGCGCAGGATGGCGGTGCGGCGCTTGGCGGTGTCCTCGATGCGAACGTAGCGCGGCTCGTTCCAGTGTTGGTTGACGGTGTAGTCGGCGCGGCCCTGGAGCCAGCGGGCGAAGGTCTCAGCGACCGCCGGCGGCAGCTCGATCTGGACGGGAAGGGTGTTCGGCATGGTGGTTCTCGCTACAGAAAGGCGCAGTTCACCCATACCCACGCAAGGCGGGCATGGATCAGGCAATCAGGGGGTTAGCGGGTGGCGCGCTGGGTGCCGGGGTCTTCGTCGATCAGGGCGTCGAAGATCTCCTGGACCGGGATGCGGTAGCGCAGGCCGGTGGCCGGGTTGACCAGGACGACGACGTCGCCGGTGCTGGAATCGATGTCCAGGAACCGATGGCCCTTGAGGGCTTCGAGCTGGTCGTTGGCGCGGGCCACCAGGCGCTCGGCGGTGTGCTGGGGCACGCCCATCAGCTGCAGGTGCTCTGCTGCGCGGGTGAGCAGGGCCTGGCTGTGGCCCAGGTGCTCGCACTCATGGCGGCGCAGGTAGGTCAGGGCAGCGGCCTGCATGGTGTCGAGGTAGTCGGCGGGGTGGTTGGTAGTGGTCACGATGCGATGTCCTCTCTGACGTGCTGCTGGTCTTCTTCGTGCTCTTCCTGGAGCAGATTGAGCTGCTCTTCACGGACGGCCAGGTTGTTCTCGTATACCTTCTGCGCCATGGCAGTCAGGTGGCTGTTGCTTGGGGGCAACTCGCATGCCGGCGCATTCGGCAATCCACTCGGGCTGGCCAGGTGAGTCAGCTCGGTGTGGGCATAAAACGACGCGCTGCAGGGCGCGAAGTGACACTGGAAAACCTGTTGCCGCAGGAACACGTGGGCAAACCAACTGGTCCGGCAGACCAGGGGCGCACCACAGAAGCAGCACCAGAATTGCCCCTTCTTCTGTTTCTTGAACAAAGCCATCTATCTTCCCTGCCGCCTGTGGCGGCTCCGGCCTAGCCGGTTTCTGGCGCTCCGCGCCGACTTCTGGCCCGCTGTCCTGGCAGGCTTTCAGGGTTCGCCCTTCGGCTAGTGTTTTCGGCCAGATGATCTGGCCGCGTGCAGCGTGATCACCGCCCAAACCTCTTCCTCGCGTGCTGCCATATGCCGGCGATGCGCGCCGAGAATCTGCTCGATCTCTTTCTCATCAATGACGCCGTCCTCCAGCGCCTGACCGATGATCTGGTCCACCAGGCCACGCTTGACAGCGGTCTTCACCGAGCGGGCATAGAGGTCCAGGTTGTCCAGGTCGCCGATCTCAGCCTGGCGCACGAAAAAGCCGCCGTACTGAGAGGCCAGGTAGTCCACCAGGTGGGTGGTGCCGGTCTCCTGCTCGAGCAGCAGGATCTGGGCATCGCTCAGCGGGCGGCAGCCGGCGGTCTCGTAGGCGTGGTTATCGAACTTCTTGAGCGGCAAACCGAGGCGGGCTGCGGCGCACTCGCGACCACCTGGGTAAGCGCAGATCACGGCGCTGATGACCTGGCGGCGGGTTTCTAGGGCGGGGCGTTTCATCTTCCAGTATCTCCGTTGGTCTCTAGGACCTAACCTGCGATCGAGCTGATAGTGGTTCCATTTGCTGGATCCTCACGAAGGATGCCGGGAATGATCTCGGCGTCGATCACGCGCGAGAGCTCTTTGAGGATTCGAAAAGACAGGCGACCTCTAGGCAATTCCTTCTGGCCTGCCCAGCGCGTCACTACCTGGGTGACTGTGCGCGGCTCATACCCTCCAGCCAGCGCGAACTTTCTGAAATTGCTGCCGCGCTCAATCAGACGTGCCTGGATCTGAAGCTTGTTCATGGATGGACTGTTCCCTGTTGGTTAAGATGTACGCAATGTGGGAAAGATATTTTCTCGTAACGGGCAAGTCAATAGGGTTTTGCTCATTTTGAAAAATGAAGATGTGAGACAGGTCCTTGACCGAATGCAGCTATTGCTGCGTGTCAAGAACGACAGTGAGCTGGCTGTAGCCCTAGGGATCAATCGATCTACCATGGGGAGCTGGGTATCGCGTGAAGCTGTGCCTTACGCAATATGCGTAAGCCTAGCGGCAGAAATGGGTGCCTCACTGGATTGGTTGCTGTCGGGCGTTGGTCCCATGCTGCGTGGTGGTGACGCTACCCCTGCTGCCACGAGCAGCGGTCTTTCGCCACGAGAGGAGGCGATACTTGGCCTACTCCGTGGCCTCGATGAGGCTGATCAGCGGGATATACAGAGCGCTGCTGAGGAAAAGAAACGGCTCCGACAAATCGAGCAGCGGCTCCAGGAGCTGACGAACGCCCTTGCGGTAGGTGCTGGAGGGTCCTAATCTGTTCCTATTAGGAATTCAGATACTCTCAAGGACCGAGATGAACATTCAGCAAGCCATCAGCAAATCACGCCTCTACATCTGGGGTGGCCGGACTTTAGTAATCACAAGCTCGGCTTTTTATTTCGTTGCTCTCTTGCTCCTCCTGCATCGAGTCGGCCAAGAAATGTCGCAAATGACGTTTATGTATCAGGCTGGGTTCATGCTTCAAAACTTTGTCGCCCATATCTATGAAGTCACCTCCCCATTCATTGGTTATGTTTGGCGATATGCTCCGGATTTGAATAGGCATGAAATCTTCAGTTATGGGAATCTGTGGTTTCTAGGGCTGCTTGGATTGATGCTTACAGGCAAGCAGCTAGTCGCCACTGGCTTGATTCTTCGTCGCAGAGTCCAGAAGCAATTGGATAGGATGGAAGAGTGGCAGTGGCGTCGGTCTATGGAAGGGGGAGCTGCCGCGTCTACCACTATCAATTCTAAAAGCATAGGGCAGGTCAATGTATATCAGCAGCCTATGCCGGAAGGTCCCGATCGATCGTGGTGGAAAGAGCCGTTGGGTTCTATCGGAATATCCATATTTACAGGGTATCTAGTTTCGGTCCTGGCCAAGATCACGGGAATGGTATAGGTCGGCTCTCTATGATGACTTCATTGGTCGTATTCAGTTGTATGAAGTTGTAAGACTCGGCGCATCGATTTTTTAATGCCAGTAACTAAGGCTTACAGATTTACTGGTTTTGGCTGATGCTTAAGAGTAATTAAGGCTGTGGCCTATATTTATTTCTTTGTGGTTGGGGGTTTTAAATGGCGAAAGATACTAAAAAGAGGCCTTTTTACTACCGAAGGGCCAAGTGGGACGGGCAAAAAGAAGATAAGACGCTTCAGGCCATATTGGAAGAGTGTCACGATAATATGCCTACTGTCGGCGAGCGCACATTCCAATCGGGTGAGGGTGAACTACGAGGTGCAGATGCTGAACGAAAGGCAGGTGTGGGGTTTTTTCTGCATATAGCATCATATGTTCCTGACGAAAGAGCCACGACGATTGACAAGGCTCGAACCTCTCGGAGAAGTAATCTTTATACGGAAACAGCCGCCGATGGGCGTGAATTTCTTAATGGCGATATTTTCATTCTAATTAAAGATAATCATTTGATTTTATGCCCCTCAGGGGTCAGGGAATCTATTGCTTTTTCTTACATAAATCTAGTGCTGAAAAAGTGCGGATTTGCACTAATGTTGGCATCATTCCAGCTGGAGAAGATTGCCAAAGCAAGTAAAATGGCACTGATTGCGAAGGAGGGAGTTAAGGCGATTGAGCTGAACGCTTCGCTTTACGAAGCCAGTGTCTTAGAGATTGATGAAAGCGAAAAGAAAAATAATAGAAGTAAGATAGATGAGTTGGTAAAAAAAGCATCAGAGCTTATCGAGGATATGTTTTCTCAAGATCCAGAACTGAGCGAGATAAGAGAGAATGAGAACCTGGATATAAAGCTTTCTCTGAGCTTTGATGGGCGTGAGGCCCGTAGAAAAGGAAAGCCTGAAGGCTTTGGAGAGCTTGGTCGGTCTAGGTTAAAAAAGGCTTCTGAACAAATTATCCAGGATCTCGAGAAGCCTAGTGATGAGCTTCATTTTGGAGACGAAGATGGTTTCAAAATCATAACGGGATCTGGGAATGTGATAACTCCTACAGAGATAAGAGTATCTGATGCGTTCTATGTGAAAACGTTTGGTAAGACTCTTGACAAGCAAGATGCCTTCGATAAGCTCGAAGATTATTTAGGCAGACTAAAAATTTCAGGTGTCTTGGTTCAGTGAAAAGAAAGCCGGATTGGTTCAAGATAAGATTCTTTGTGCTCTCGCTTATTCTAAGTGGGCTGGGATCTTATTTTGCCAAGCCGCTGATGTCGGGTAACGGCGAAGCAATTAATGTCATTGTGACTGCCTATTCTATACTGGCTGGTTTTCTTATTGGGATCATTACTTTCATAGGTGATCCCAAGTCGTTGCCTCCGGGAGGTTGGCAGGCAGCTCGACTTGGAAACGTTACCGTAAATGCAAGGCTTAGAAGGCATACATATTTATTTAGCGCTTATCTGATGACGCTTGGTTTAATTTTTATTTCAATGCTTCTGAAAAAAGAATTTCCCTTTGTAAATTCTGCTATCGAATATGCTTATCTTTTTTTGGCGATTTTCTCTTTTGTTTGTTCGCTTGTGTTGCCGTCAACACTATTGCAGCTTCAGAGGGAGAGAATAGAGCAGGAGATACAGGCAAGGCGGCAGGCTGAAGGAATCGACGATTCAGCTGGAAAGTAGCGGCTTCTGGATCAACGAAAATCCAAACAGCTAGCAAACTGCAAGCAGCGACTTGGCATTGCTTTAGGAACTTTGAGTTTTAGTAACCTGCATCTTATTCCACTCCCGTTCCACCGCCCGCTTCGCCGTCGCCTTGGTGGCGTACAGGTGCCGCAGCCGTCGCAGCTTGGTCTGATCGCCCTCGGTGAGGGTGTGCTCCTTGCCGGTCTTCGGGTCGCGGTAGTAGGCGATGATCCCGGTATAGTCGCCCTGGATCTCGTCGACCAGGTCGGCGACCAGGTCCTCCGGCAGCTTGGCTTCTAGCTCGAGGCGTGTGGTGTAGCCGCCGTCTGCGGTGAGGCTGTGCTGCACGTTCCCCCCGTACCAGATGATGGCGTCGATCTCGGCCTTCACGCCCTGCAGGGTGTAGGTGAGTTCGGGCATGAGCTCAGGGCGGCCCAGGGCGAGCTGGTAGGTGAGGGTGGCGGTACCGCGCTGCAGGCGGTTCCACTCGGCCCGTGCGGCGCGCAGCGCTGACAGCTGGTCGGCGTAGGTGTGGCGCAGGTCCTTCACGTTCTCGCCGCCGCCGGCGATGGCCTCCTTCTTCCTGGCGCTGTTGACGTCGTAGTAGAAGGCGCGCACGGCGTCATAGCTCTCGCGATCGGCCTGCAGGTAGCTGTGCTGGTCGCCGTCCTGGCGGGTGAGTGTGACGTGGCCCAGGTCGGCGCCGCTGACCGCCTTGCCGCCGCCGGCCGGGAGGAACAGCAGGCGGCCAGCCTTCACGGTGGCCACCGCGTCATAGTCCTCGCCCAGACGGGTCAGCAGGTTGGCGTCCGATTCGCCGGTCTGGTCCAGCTGTAGGACGGGCTGCGCCTCGAGGGCGGGCGCAATGAGCGGGGTGAGCCCCTGGCGCGCGGCCAGAACGCGCAGCACGGCGCCCAGGGTAGTGGCGCTATAGCTCTGGTCCCGTTTGGTCTTGAGGCCCTTGCGCAGGTCGGCGCTGCGGGCGCGGATGCTGAGCACGTCGGGGGCGCCGCTGTGCTCGGTCTCATCGACGACATAGCTGCCTTTGTCGATCAGGCCGGTGGTGGACCAGCCCAGCCAGAGGCGGATCTTGGCGCCCCGGGGCGGGATGGCCAGCAGGCCGTCGTGGTCGGATAGCACCAGGCTCAGCTGGTCGGCCTCGAGGCCGCGGTTGTCCGTCAGATCCAGGCTGATCAGCCGCGGCGCGATGAGGGCGCTGATGTCCTTGCCGTCGACCAGGAGCTGGTAGCGCGCCTGGGCATAGGTAGCGCCCTGCACCAGGTCGCGGCCGAGGGTGCGCAGCTGGCCGGTGGCGGTGTCGAGCAGCTCCTGGATCACAGCAGTTTCCTCAGCAGGGTACCCATGCCCGCCATGCCGGCGCCGAGCAGCTCGCGTCCGGTGTCGTCGTCGACGCGCTTGAGGGCGATGCTGAACTCGATGCGGCGCGGAGTGCCGTCCGAGAAGAAGAGCGTCTTGGTCTCGGTGATGCTCTCGATGACCCAGAGCCCGTAGATCCGCCCGCTGCCCTCGATCAGTGGCCAGGCGCCGCCGGTGCCGGCCATGTAGCGCAGCACGTCCAGGCTGCTGGGTGTACCGGCAAGCTCCGGGGCGAGCCAGCCGGGCAGGGTGATGCTGTCGTCGCCCTTGCCCAGGAACTGGCGCGCCGGTGCGGCGCCTACACGGGAACTGCTGGCGTGGCGGTATTCGGTCTGCCGCTGGAGCTCCTGGTAGGCGAGGGTGTAGAGGCTGAAGATGAAATTGCCGAGGGCCATCATCATGGTGATCAGCTCCTGTCTCTGAGGCTGCTGCGGCCGCGGGCGGCTTTTTCGGACTCGATACGGGCCATGATGCCCCGGATCTGCCGTTCCAATGCCTGGGGATCTTGGCCGGGGGCTGCAGCGAGGTGGAAGTGGTAGGTGTCTCCAGCAGCCGCTGGTGCAGCAGGCGCCATGGGCGGCAAGGCGGGACGGCTATCGAAGGTGATCGGCTCGCGCGCCGGCTGCTGCAGAGTGGCCTGGCGTACCGCCTCGATCTGCTGTTGCAGCGGCGAGGCATCCTTGGGAAATTCCAGGACAGCAGCCGCTGCCGGCTGCAGGATGGCCTGGCGTACTGCCTCCATCGACCGCTGCAGCAGCGTGGTGTCACCGGCCGGCTGGGCCAGCGCGATAGTTGCCGGCTGCTGGGTGACTTGGCGTACCGCCTCCATCTGTTGCTGCTGGGCATATGGCAGTGGCTGGGCGGCTGCCATCTGCGGAGCACCGCCGAGGGCAAGCGCCGCCGTTGCCGTAGCGGCGATACGCTTGGCGGTGTCGGCGATCTGGCCCAGGGGGCTGCCTTCGCCTTTGCCCATGCCGACCGCCAGGCCCTGCATGGTGTATTCGCCCAGGGCGGCGAAGACGCGGGACGGGGAGTGGATGTCCAGCTTCTCCTTGAAGAAGTTGATGGCACTCTGGCCAGCGCTCATCACGGCATCTTTCACCGCGCTCAGGCGGCCGGTGATACCGCTGACCAGGCCGTCCATGATCATGCCGCCGAGTTCGGTGAATTTGGCCGGGAGGTCGAAGCCGAAGTAATTCAGAACGGCAGTGAAGGCTTGGTAGAAGAGCCGGACCGGCGAGAAGTCGAGGATCTGGCGGGCGATGCCGCTGATCCCGCCGCTGACGCCCGCTGTGAGGCCATTGAGCAGCACGGCGCCGAGCTCGGTCAGCCAGGTAGGCAGCTCCAGGCCGAAGTAATTCAGCACGGCGGCGAAGGCCCGGTAGAAGAGGCCGATCGGCGAGAAGTCCAGGATCAGCCCAGCGATTCCAGCAATACCACCCGTGGCTCGGGCCTTCATCTCTGCCCATACCCCTGCGAACCACGGACCGATTGTTTTCCAATTGGCGTAGATCAGGGCGCCGGCGGTGACCAGTCCGAACAGGACAGCGCCAATAGGGTTGGCGATTGCGGCAGCGCCGATCAGCCGGAACCCGGTTGCTACCAGGGGCAGGACGGTTTTGCCGAGGTTGAACAGCAGACCGGTCAGGCTCGGCAGGCGGATGCCAACTTGGGCGAGCATGAAGCGCAGCGCGAGGAAGGGGCCGAGCACGCCGGCGACGCCCAGGGCGACGGTACCGAAGGCGATCGACACGGCAGACAGCACTGCTGCCACCTTGACCAGGTTGCCGGCGAGGACCGGATTCTCGCGGGCCCAGGCGCCGGTTTTGCCAGCGAGGTCACCCAGCCAGGTGATGATTTCCTTAAGCTGGGGTGCAACGGCGGCGCCGAAGTCGGCCTGGGCGTTGGTGAAGGCGCCAGTTGCAGCCTCCCAGGTGTTGGAAAGGGTGCCCAGCTGCTCGTTGACGCGCATCTGCAGGTCCGCCTGGGCCTTCATCTTGCCCTGGACTTCCTGGTAGCCGGCCAGGCCCTTGGACATCATGGTATTGAGCGCGGTGAGGGTCTCGGAGTCGTCACCGAAGACCTGTTTCAGCACACCCAGGCGGGTCTCAGTGTTGAGCCCCTTGAGCTTGTCCAGCTGGGCGTAGAGCTTCTCCATGCCGCCGAATTCGCCCTTGCCGTCGGTGAAGTCGAGCTTGATACCCTTGTCCTTGAGGCCCTTGTTGGCCTTGCCGACTTTGTCGGTGTCCATTCCCATTTGGAAGATCTTGCGCAGGGCGTTGCCGGCGGCGCCGCCCTCCATGCCGGTCTGGTCGAGCTGGATCAGCAACGGGGCCAGGGCGTTGGCCGCCTCGACGCCTTCCTTCTTGATGATGTCCAGCGCCGGGCTGATCTTGCTGAAGCCCTCGAGCATGTTGTTGGAGTCGACACCCAGGTAGAAGCCGCGCTGGATGGTGTCCATAAGGCCCATGAGGTCCTTCTCGCTGGTGCGGGTGGCGTCCTGCATCTTGGCGGCGAACTCAGCCGCCTCAGTGACGGGCATCTTGAGCTGTACGCCCAGGTAGGCCGCGGCCTCGCCCATGCCGCCGAGGATGGTCTTGGCCGACATCCCCTGGCGAACCAGCATGGTCATCATTTCCTGGAACTCAGCGGTGGTACCGGGCAGGCGATCGCCCAGGCGCGTGGCCAGGTCGGAGATCTCCTTGAATTCCTTGGGAGCGGTGCCGTCGCTCAGCATCAGTGAGGCGCGCAGCTGGCTGGCCGCATCCTCGGCCGGAGCGAAGGCCTTGATCATGCCCAGCACCGGGCCGCCGATCGCGGCGCCGGTGGCGGCGGAGCTGGCGCCGGCCATGGCGGCATTGCCGGCCAGCTCCTGGCCTCGCTTGAGCTTGCCGCGGGCGTTGGCCAGCTTCTCCTGGGTGCGATTGAGGCGATCGAGCTTGCCCCGTTGGGTGTCGATCGCGGCATTGGCACTGGTAAGTTGCGCCTGCAGCCGCGCCTGGGCGCCGCCGAGGTCGCGGGTATCGACGCCGCTGGCGCGCATGATCGGAAGCAGGCGCTGCAGCTCGGTGCGCTGGGTGGTGTGCTTGGCCTGCAGGCGGTCGACCTCGGCCGCGACGTTGGCGAAGCGCTTCTGAAATGCCGCCGAGGGTGCGTCCATAGCTTTGAGGTCTAGCCGGTACCCGCGCAGCTTCTCCTGCCCCTTGGCCAAGGCCTCGGCGCTCTGGCGCACGGCCTCGCGCTGGCGCTGGTAGGCGCTGATGTTTTGCTGCTGCTGGTTGAGCTCCTTGACCCGATCCCGGGCGGCCTTGAGCGCCCGGGCGGTCGCGTTGCCGCCCCCAGCGATGCGTTTGAGGGGAGCCGTGACCTTGTCCAGGGCGGACAGGAGGACGCGGATCTGCAGGTCATTGGCCATTGGGGGCGACTCGTTTGCGGGCGCGCTCGCGCCAGTCCATCAGTTCGGCCAGGCCCAGCTGGTCGAGCTGGGCTGGTTGCCAGTGGAAGGTGATGGCGAGATCCGCCATCGCTTCCTCTACGCGGACGGGGAGAGCTCCGCCCGGACCGACTTCTTGAGCAAAAAACTGGCGATCTTCCCGCCGACGTCGACCAGGTCGGCCGGATCCATGCCGCGGACTTCGGCCTCGGTGAGGCTGGGGATGCTGATGCGCGGGGTCACGCGCATGATCGCGGCGACGTCCAGCTGCAGCAGCTCGGCCAGGGAGACGCCGCGCAGCTCGCCGGCGTTGGGCTTGCGCAGGGTGATCTGCTCGATGACGGTCGAGCCGCGAACGATAGGCTGGTCCAGGACGACTACGTTTTCCGGTACCGACTCGGAAACGGTGAACTTGTGGGTGTGGGCGCCTGCAGGAATGGCATCGCCCAGGGTTGCGTTGGCGTTGGTGTTGTCGCTCATGGTGGTACTCCAGGTAATAGGCTAGGGCTGGCCCGCCGCAGCGGGCCGAAAAGGGGAGGGATCAGATGCCGAGGGCAGCACGCTGCTTGGCCAGGCGGTCTTCACCGCCGACGATCTCGACGAAGTTGAGGAGGTCGATCTCGATCACGGTCTCGCCCGCCACGATTAGCTTGTAGTAGCTGCAGGTGGTGGTGATCTTGTGCTCGGTGTCCTCGCCCGGGGTGGCTTCGCCCATCTCGATGGTCTCGTGACGGCCGCGGACCACGATCTCGACGGCAACGTCCTCGCCGGTGTCGTCCTGCTGGTAGGTGCCGGTGAAGCGCAGGGGTACGGCTGCGGCGCCCACGGCGCCGAATTGCTTTAGGGCGATGAGGTCCAGGCCGCCGAGGGTCCACTCCAGCTGCAGGCCGTCGTCTGACATCCCCAGGTCTACCTTGACCGGGCCGTTCATGCCGGCGCCGCGGAAGGCTTCCATCTTGCGGCCGAGGGTCGGCAGGGTGCAGGACTTGGCGATACCCGCGTAGGAGTGGCCATCGTTAAAAAGCATCATGTTCTTGAGTTTGCGGGGCATGGCCATGGGGGCAGCTCTCCAGAGGGCGCCCCAGGGGGCGCCGGATATTTAGGGTGGGGATCAGGCGTTGACGCGGCTGGCGAAGTCGACCAGGAAGCGGTCGGTGATGCGCTGGCGCAGGGTCAGGTCTTCCAGCGGCGGGACCGGCGTGTAGTCGTAGTCCAGGAAGAGCTTGCCGGCCTTGAGCGTCTCCTTCTCGTTGGCGTCAGCGTCGTACCAGCACTCGCCGCCGAGCAGGTAGCCCTGGCAGGTCAGCTCGCGGAACTTGGCATTGATGCCCTCGACGATGTCGCGCACCAGGCTCGGGTGCATGGGACGGTCATTGGCCCAGAAGTGCGCCTCGGCCATGGTGTCGGCCAGCACCTGGGCGGTGCGGGTGTAGTTCTCGAAGGCGAAGAGCGGGTCCTCGCTGGTGGTGCGCGAGCCCCAGAAGCGGTAGCCGTCGTGGTTGATCAGCGTGGTGACCTCGTTGCCGTTGAGGTAGTCGCTGTCGGTCGCGGTGTTCTGCAGATCCCAGAAGACGTCCTTGCTAATGCCGGTCACGCCATCCACGGCCACGTTGGATAGGGTCTTGTGCCAGCCAGTGCTTTGGTCCAGCTGAGCGCGCAGGCCCAGGGCCCGGGCGGTCGCGTTGGCGGTCACGGTGGCGTTCTGGGCGGTGGACCAGGCCAGGAAGTCCGGCCAGTGGAGCATCAGCTCACGGGCGCCGAACTGGTTGCGGTAGGCGACGGCCTCTTCCTTGGTAGCGCAGCCGTTACAGCTCGCGTAGACGAAGCCGCGCAGCTGCTTGGCGATGGCCACCATCGCGGTGGTGACGGCCTGGGTGTCGAGCCCGGGCACGCCCAGGATGCGCGGCGTGATGCCCAGCTGGGCCTTGGCCGCGAGCAGGGCCTTCATGCCGGTGTAACGGCCCGCGGCCACGCCGCCAATGATGTTGCTCTGCAGCTCGGCCGCATTGGCGCCGTCTTCGACGCGTACCACGACGGTAACGGGCTTGGACTGATCGGCGATCGCCTGCAGCGACTCGGCCAGGGTGCCCTTGGTGCCGGCTTTGCCGACAGCGCCCTGGACGTTGGTCAGCAGTACCGGGGTGTTGAGTGGGAATGCGGCGGCATCGGCATCGCTGCCGGTGCAGACCATGCCGATGACGGCGGTGGAAACGGTGGAGATGGAGCGGGTGCCCTGATTGATCTCGAGGACACGCACGCCGTGATGGTAGTCAGCCATGAGGGGTTGCCTGCGCAGGTGGGTAGGTGACGCTGCACAGGCTGGCGGATCCGCGCGCGCGGGTCGCGGGGCGGGAGTTGTAGCGGAGGTAGCTACAAAATGCCGACCGCCATCAGGCGGCCCGAGTGGGCTCCTGGTAGCCCTGGGCGCTGAGGTAGCGATCGGTGGCCGCAGGACTGGGGCTGGCTGGCCAGTCGCTTTCGGCTGGGACGGCGCCGATGGTGTCCACGCGGTTGAGCAGCACCCGATAGGTCTTCCAGGACTTGAGGGCCTTTGTCTCGGCGTCGCTGGCAATCTCCAGGTCCACGGCATCCTGCAGGGCGTTGACCTGAGTGCTGGCGTACTGCAGCAGCAGGGCACGCTTGCGGGTGGCCAGGTCCTTGGCCGCGGCCAGTTTCGCTGCCTCATCCAGCTGCCACTGCCCATCCGCCCATTTGTCGTAAGCCGACTCGGGCGCGGTCAGGGTGTATTCGGCTGGCAGGGCACCCAGTAGCAACCAGGTGCGCGGCTCGCCAGTGGCAGTGTGGTAGACGGTGCTACCGCGGTGGTCGGCGACCACAGTCCAGGCGCCGTCTTCGCGCACGACCGCCTGGCATTGGCCCGCGATTGGCGGGGCATCAGTGACGCTATGCGCCGGTAGTAGCCAGACGCCCGGCTCCAGGGGGCTGGGATCGGCCTGGCAGGTGCCGAGGTATTCGCCCGTGGCGGGATCGATGTTGAACGCCTGGGGCGCGATCTGGCTGATCCACCAGGGGGCGAGGTCCTGGTCCTCGGCGTTGTCCAGCTGCAGGTCGGTATAGGGCGCTATGTTGTCGTTGGTCACGGTGCTAATCCTCAGTACTTGATACAGGCCAGCATGGCCACGTTGCGCGGGCGCGCCTCAGTGCCACCCGAGGCAGCAACGGTGATGGCGTGCGTGTGATCGCCGGCTACCGAGGACGGCAGCACCACGTTGTCGTTGTAGTAATTCTCATCGCCATAGACCAGGTTCCCAGCGCCCTCAGGCGCGCGGTCGCCTTTCACCGACGTCGTGTGGCTGTGAGCGCCTGCATTCGCGGCGGTTGCCGTGTGCGAGTGGTTCAGGTTCTGGCTGGCTTGGTTGCTATTGATCATTCGGCCGCCGTCGACGCCGCGTCCGTCGTCCCAGCCGCGCAGGAATTCGCCGCGCAGATCGGGCAGGGCAAACGTGGTCGACCCGTCCCCCGGGCCGAAGGCGGTGCCGATCGCCGCAAAAAGGGCCGCATAGGTCGTGCGGCTGACCAGTGCGCCGTTGGCTTTGAGGTAACCGCCCGGTGCCGCGCTCATTGGGAAGAAGTCGATAGCACCGACCCGATCGCCGATCTCATTGCCGACCCAGCGAGTGGATGCGGCGTTGTTGCTACGGTCGCCGGAGGCAACGGTCAGCGTCTCCAGGCCCGCGGACATGGCCACCCTTCCGGTGGACAGGCTCACAGCGAAGGGCCGCAGGCTGTTCCAGGCGCCGTAGGCATCGCCCTTGTTGGTCAGCAGCAGGTACAGCGCAGTCCCATCGTTACGCCAGAAGGTGCCGTAATCGCTGCCGCACTGACGCCAGGCGTTGGAGTTGGTCGACTGAACCTCGCCGTTGAAGCGCTTGAGGCCGTTGATGCCCTGGTCGCCTTCGCTGGTGAGGATCTGGCCGGTACGGCCTGCTGGCAGCGAGGCACCGCCCAGCTGGACCTCGCCTGCGGTGGAGATGCCGAGCCAGCCGACTCGGCGATCCTTGGCGGTATCACCAGGCGGCGTGTAGTAGAAACGTATGCCCCAGCCGCCGGCGTTGTCCTGGACCGCTTGATAGGACGCCACGATATAGCCGCCGCTGTTGGCCACTTCCAGGGCAACGTGGCCGGTGGGCTCCTGGTTCTGCAGGTAAACGCTTTTCCAGCCGCTCGCCGGCGACTTGCCTGCTATCCAGTGGCTGACCTCGCCTGCGAGATCGGCGAATCGGCCACCCGTCGCCACCTTGGCCAACTGGTCAACGAAGACGTTCTCCCGCCAGGGGAACCAGTTGCCATCGTGCCGCACGCGAACGAACGTCCGTCCGCGGCCGCCGGCGCTGCCGAAGATTTCGGTGGCGTACTGAGTAAGGCGTGCATAGGCACCGCCCAGGCCATGGGTGAAGACCTCGAACGCAACCTGGGTGGCATCGGCCGCACCGGTCACCGGCCAGTTGTAGGTGGCGGCATTCGACGCGGCGCCTTCGCAGCGCATCAGCCCGCCAACGGGCGCGGCGTTGAGATTGGTGGTGTTGCCTTGCACCGGCTCATAGCCAGCCAGCCCATACGCGGCCAGCAAGGCCTGGACGAAGGCGGTCGTAGCGATCTGGGTGGTGTTGGTGGCGATGCCTGCCGTGGGCGCCTTGGGCGTACCGGTCAGGTTCGGCGACTCGCTGTTGGCCTTGAGCCCCAGCGCCGTGGCCATATCGGTGGCGTAGTTCGGGTTGTTGCCCAGGGCAGCCGCCAGCTCGTTGAGCTGGTTGAGCGCTTCCGGCGAGCCATTGACCAGGGCGGCGACCGTCGCCTGGACGAAGGCCGTCGTGGCAATGCTGGTGTCATTGTCGCCGGCGGCCGGGGTTGGAGCACGCGGGTCGCCCGTCAGCACCGGCGAGTTGAGCGGTGCCTTGCTGTCGTCGGTGATGGCGATGTTCGCCGTGCCGTCGAAGGGCACGCCGTTGATGGTCCGGGCGGTGGCCAGCTTGGTGGCGCTGGGTGCTTGGCCAGATCCGTTGCCGGTGCCGCCGTTGGCGACGGGCAGGAAGGTGGTGGCGGCGGTGGCGCGCCCCTTCTTGTCGAGCGTGACGCCACCATAGGTCCCGGCAGCGACACCGGTGTCGGCCAGGGTCACGGTCAGGGACAGATCAGCGCTGCCATCGAAGCTGCCGGCGGCGGTGGCGTCGCCGGTGAGCTTGACCGCGCGGGCGGTGGCCAGCTTGGCCGCCAGCGCGGCGCTGCGTGTGCCATTGAGCAGCGAATCCACCAGGCCCTTGAGGTACTTGGTGCGGTTGGCCAGCTGCTGGCCCTGGCGGTTGGAGAGCCCTTCGGGGCCGCCGACTACCGGATCGGTTTTCTCGATCTGGTAGACGCCATCCTCCCACTGCTCTTTTTCGGTGAGGTTCGTCATCAAGCGACTCCGTAGGTAAAGGTCCCGTCGTAACGGAAGGTGCCGCTGTGATCGTTGAGCGCAGCGGTGAAGTTGAGGGCAATGAGCTCGCAGCGCGCCGGGGCGACGTCGGCGAGGGTTTGGCGGATCCGCGCGGCCTGGGCCACGCTGATAGGCTGGGTGACGTACACGCTGTACTTGGCCCAGTGCTCGTCGTGGCCGTAGAAGTTGTCGCCGTTGTAGGTACGGCTGGCGTTGTAGAGGCCGCCGGTGGCGCCCTCGATGAGGGTGAAGGCCTCGGAGCCGAGCAGGTTAGTGAGGGCGCGGCGGACGGCGCCGCGGGTGCCCTTGTGCCGGTGGACGGTGACGGAATCCGCGATGATCTGGCGCTTGGCGTCCTCGCCCCAGTTGATGTCCCAGTCGTCGACCGATACCGCCCAGGCCAGCCAGGGCAGCACCGCGGCCGGGCACTTCCAGGGGTTCCACAGATCGCGGATCGGGACCGGCAGCGCATCGATGCCGGCGCCGCTGGCAGCGATCGCGCGCTCCAGCGGCAGGCTGTTGGGCGGCAGCAGGACGCTACTCATCGGTGCCGCCCTGGGTCAGGGTGATGCCGGTGCAGTAGGCGGCCTGGTGCTGGGCGACCTCGAGGTCGGTGGCCGGGCTGGTCAGGATGACGTTCTGCACGCCGCTCTGATGCAGCGCGGCGAACAGTCCCGAGCGGGAGACGTCCTGGCCCATGGCGTGGCGCTCGGCCACGTAGACCTTCGCCTTGGCCAGGGCCGCGGCTTGCACGACGGCCATATCCGGGCCGCTGTAGAAGACTAGGGTGGCCGCCACCTGGTAGGGCAGGATCTCGGCGGCGACCACTTCGACGGTGTCGCAGAGTGGCCGGACGTCTTCGTCGTTGAGCGCCGCGGTCACGGTGGCCAGCAGTGCGGCGCTCGGCGTGCCGTCGCCTTCGGTGCTCAGGACCACGACCCGCACGGTGCCCTGGATGGGACGCAGGATGGCCACGTCTTTGACCTTGGCCGAGGCGGACAGCGCGTGATAGCGGTAGGCGTTGCGCGGGCCGGCGGTGGTGAAGCCTTCCAGGGCGAGCTGGGTCCGGTACCGCAGGCGATCATCCGTCTCATAGACGGCGGGGATGGCCGGGGTGACGCTATTGTCGGCCGGCGTCACCAGCAGGCGCTTGACGCCGTACCAGGCGGCGACGTTCTCCAGGTCCGCGCCGGTGGCGTAGGCCAGCATCACCGCCTTGGCGCCGTCGTTGATGCGCTGGCGGAGGATCAGCTCGCGGTAGGTATTCTCCTGGAGCAGCTTGTTCAGCGGCTGCGACTCCAGCTCCAGGCGCGCGGCGATATTGGCCTGCTCGACAGCCGGGTACAGGCTGACCAGGCGGGCCTTGCGGGCGGCCAGCAGGGTCTCGAAGTCCAGGGACTCGACGACGTCGGGCAACGGCAGGAGGGAAAGGTCGATCATGCGAGGCCTCCAAAGACCAAGGGGGCGCGCAGGCTGACGGCGGCGTTGGTGACGGTGCTGTAGCCCTCCAGGTCGACGAAGGCCTGGCCCGGGGCATCGCCCAAGGTGAGCGCGATGCGGGTGAGGTTGAGCCGCGGCTCCCAGCGCATGAGGGCGATCACGGCCACGGCCTTGGCCTGCAGCGCGGTGGCGTCGTTGAACGGCTGATCGATCAGGCCGAACAGGTCGCAGCCATAGGGACGGCGCATCACGCGGGTGCCGATCGGCGTGGTGAGGATGTCGCCGACGGACTGCTGGAGCTCCTCGAGCTCGGTGACGGCGAGACCGGTGGCGCGGCTCATCATGGCGTGGGCGCTCCGGTCTTGGCGTTGCCGGCCTGGACGCCGCCGTGCGGGTGCTTGACCAGGCTGATGCCGGCGGCGACGACGTCGCGGGTCACGGTCACCAGGCCGTCGATGTCCACGTCGCCCTGCAGCTTGAAGCCGCCCGGGGCGACAATCTCGACCCGGCCGCCGGCGGGCAGGGTGGCCAGCAGCTGGTGGGTTTCGCTGTCGTACTCGAGCACGGCGCCGTCCGGGTAGGTGCGGCGGTGCAGGCCGGCGCGATCGCCGTTGGCAGGGATGAGCGCGCTGAACAGGCCGGTGATGGCGACGCCCTGGGCGGTCTGGCCGCTGGGGCTTAGGACCAGGACCTGCTCGCCCACGGTGGGTGGATCCCAGTCGCGCGTGGTGCCGGCGCGCAGGGCGGTCCAGGGCAGCCAGCCCGTCAGCAGGTCGCCACTCTGAACCCGAACGCGGGCAGGGCGCATGTCTTGGAGACTGCCATGGTCGACCTCGGCAATGGTGCCGAGGCGGATCAGGTTCTCGATGAGGCGGGAGAGGGCGGCGATGTCGGTCATGCCGCGGAGAATGGCTAGAGTGCTACGCCGTTGCAGCTACACTGTTTTGTAAGAATGCTCTCTACAAAATAGAAGTTAGGCGTGAGCGAAAGAAGGACGTGATTTTGAAACTAGATGACAAGGCTGGAGCTGAGCGTAGAAGATTCTATCGATTTAGGCCGCTGAAACGTTTGCTTGGTCCAGAAGGAGAGTTGGCAACTCAGACTATATTTTTCCCGCATCCAAAATATCTGAATGACCCTATGGAGGGATATGCGGATATTTTCTGGAAGGGGGATCACGTACTTTGGAAGAATTTATTCAGGCACTACTTGCGCGTTTTTAGCAATTGCTTTTTGTTTTCCAGGTTGACGAAGGATGTCGAAAGCCTAGAGAAAGTCAATTACTTCATGATGCACTTTACACAGCACTTCGCGACAGAGGATGCACGGTTATTATTTGAAGAGATTTCGACTCTATTTTTTAGTTGTGGTGCAGTCGATAAACTTGTCAACGTACTTGCTAGCAGGCGGACTGAATGTACTGAGGAGGAAGTGTTTTTCCATCTTGAGACGATTCATGATTTGGCCTATTCAGCCACTCTTGATGTCATGCAAAAGAGAGGGCTTCTACCTCCTTCGGTGGAGCGTTTCAAAGATCTTGCTTTGCGATTTTCAAACGACTTCGCTGAAGAGCTTTATGAGAAGATCGATAGCGCAGGAAAGGACTCAATTCTGCAAAGTATTTTCGCAGCAGCGAAGCACTTTGGCGAAAGTCGCAATACATACTTAGACGACTTGCCTGCTGAAGGCAATGACATGATCAGGCTATTTGTCCGTGAGTTTCCCTCTGTATTTCTCAGGGAGATAAGGCGACTGATTTATCCTCAGTGGTATGCGGCATGTTTCATGGGGGACTATAGAAACGCATCAGTATGGGGAACGTATGGTGATAACTATAGCGGTGTATGTCTGATTTTTAATGCTGATGTTGCTAATGGAGAGCCCGGTATTGAGCTATTGAAGAAGGGTTGGCAAGGTGCCAGAAAGAATCCTGACGGCTCGATAGTTGAGAGGTCGGGCTGCAACTATTCTAGAATGCAATTCCACAAAATTGATTATGTCGCGAAGCACGTAAAGGTTGACTTTTTTAATAGTCTTGGGAGGCTTCCGGTGCCGGTTCTGGATACGGACTGGTATTCGTTTTCCGGGGTTTTTTCAGCTGTGGCAAAAGTAGACGACAGCGACGATTTTAGAAGTGGTTATTGGGATTCATTTCGGCGTTCTATTACTAAGAAGTTAAATGATTGGAGTCACGAGGACGAGCATAGATTATTGCTCTATGGAATGGAGTTGGATTTTTCGAATAAAGAAGATCGGCTGTTAAAGTATAGATTTGAGGACTTGGAAGGAATAATATTCGGAATGCGAACCCCGCCAAATAAACGTCGGGAAATAGTTTCGATGATCCAGAAGAAGTGTGAGGAAGTGGGTAGGCCCGGCTTTTCGTTTTATCAAAGCTATTATTCAGGCGATACAGGTAAGATCGAGATGGTTCCGATACCTATATTCAGGGGGCTAAAGCAGAAATAATCTCGCCTGCAATATCGCCGATTTCTTTTTCAGTCAGCCCAAGTATCTCGCGTCGAGCATATTGCACATATGGAGCACGTTTGTCAGCGCGGTCTCTCAAGCCGTACTGGTGGACGCGGGCAATGCGGGAGACGCGGCCGGCGAAGCCGATCACCGCCTGCTGCGGCGTTCCCTTGGCCTTGAGATAGCGGGCCATCTTGAGCTTCTCGAACATTCGCCGCTTGATGCGGCCCTTCTTGCCACGCAGATCCCGCGGCTTTCGCGCCTCGAACGGCGAGCCGTCTGGGTTGACCTGGGCGCGGATCCGCTGCTGCTGGCTGCGGCGCAGCTGCTGGGCAGCCTTGCGGGCCAGTTGGGCCCGGCCGCGGCCATCCAGCTTCTGCAGGAGCGGCGAGAGCCAGGTCTCCAGCGCCTCGAGGTCAGCCACGGCTGCGGCCTGGGTGCGGCGTTTCCAGGGCCAGGGCGTCGCCGGCGGATCCCGATTGCCATTCGGCCAGCAGCTCGCCGTCGGCGAAGACCTGCCAGGTGCCTGGCTCCTGGTACTCGGTGTACTGCGGCTCCGGGACGTGCTCGAGCTGGTAGGTGCTGTCCGGTTGCCGTTTCACGACCACGCGCTCGGTGAGCGGCAGGGTGATGGCCAGGTCCACCTTGGAGTTATCCAGGATGTCGGCCTCGAAGCCGATGCCCTGGGCGGACTTGTCCAGGTTGGCCAGCAGCTCGGACTGATTCGTCCGGACCCAGGCCAGCAGCGGCAGCATCACGGCGTCCGGGTGGCCGGCGAAGTCGGTGAGGATGATCTGCAGCTCGTAGCCGTACTCCCAGGACAGGCTGGCCGCGGCGGTGCAGCGCAGCTTGCCCTTGTCGATGAAGACCAGCAGCCGGTCAGGGCTGTGGCGCAGCTCTGGGACGGCGGCGAGCAAGTGGGCGCGGAGGCTTTCGGGCTTGTTCATGGCCGGGCCTGCTGGGCGTCATAGACCATATCGACCTGAGCGGCGCAGTCGGCCCAGGCAGCTTCCAGGGCTTCGCTGTCGTCCAGGAGCTCGCCGTTATTGCGCGGGGCGGTCGACGGCAGCTGGCAGCGCGTTACCACTGGACAGCCACTCACGGTAAGCCGTGGCTCCGGTGAGGACGGGCCGTTGACGCAGCCGGCGAGCAGCAGCAGGCAGAGGCTGGCCAGCCCAAGCCTTGAGGTCGGCGTTTTCATCTTTGAGCTCCTGGATCCGGCGCTTGCGGACATCGATCTCGCGGCGCAGGTCGGTTTGGGTGGTCTGCAGCTGGGCCTGGGCGGCCCGCTGCTGGGTGAGGGTGGCGGTAAGGTGGTCGCGCTCGCCGGTCAACTGGGTGACCTGGTCCTCGGCGGCCTCGCGCTTCTGGTTGGCCTGGTCTATGCGCAGGCCCTGCGCATAGAGGGTCAGGCATAGCACGGCGATCGTCAGGGCCAGGGCGAGCGCGAAGAGCGCCTTCTCCTTCCAGCTGATCATCGGCGGTACCAGCCAGCACGGCCCATGGCCGCCTGGTCCAGGTGCTCGAGGTCACCCATTACGACGACGGCGCGGACCCCGGGCTTTGCGGCCTGGATGGCTTCGGCCAGGTACTCCGCGTCCTCGATCGAGGCACCGGCTGGCAAGACGAAGACGTCGCCGTCGACCGGTTTGATGCGCTGCGCAGCATCGATGGTGATCATGCGGCGTCCTTAGCCGGGGCGGCGGCGCTGTAGCGGGCGAAGGCGCGCTCGAGCTTCACGTCGTAGAGGTTGCGGGTGTAGGCCGGGCCGTTGTAGCCGCGAGCGAAGTCCGCCCACTTGCCAGCCTTGAGCGCCTTGAGCAGCGCGGGCTCCGCCTTGACGAAGCGGACGAAGGCTTCGAGCTGCTCGGCTTCGCTGGTCTGCATGCGGGTGACGAAGTCCTGGACGTTGGCATAGCCCAGGCTCTGCCAGTGGTAGCCCATGACCTGGAACAGGCCCCAGCTGCACGACTCCAGCGCGCAGGCCTCGTCGATCTGCCGGGCCGAGGTCAAACGCTGCCACTCGGCCGCGCCGCCGGCGTAGCCGCCGGACTTCGGGTTGATCAGGTTCGGATTGAGCGCGGCCAGGCGATCGGCCTCGGCCTGGCCGTGGGCCTTGACCAGGCGCTGGTAGAAGACGTGGCGCTCGAACAGGATCACCACCTTGCCGTTGTCCAGGAAGCCTTCGCCCTTGGACTCGACTTCGTTAATCGCCTGGACGGCAGCGACGGGGACGCCCAAGGTCTTGGCGGCGAGCTCGAGGTCGGCGAAGCCCAGGTGCAGCGGGTCGCGCTTGCCCAGCAGGGCAGCGAAGGTCTTCGGGCCCGCGATGCCATCGGCGACCAGGCCGACAGAGCGCTGAAAGGCTTCGACGGCGTGCTCGGTACCTTCGTCGAAGTCGCCGTCCAGGTCGACGGTGAAGCCGGCCGCAGCCAGGGCTTTCTGCAGGTCGCGCACGGCCAGGCCGTGGGCGCCGATGATCAGGATCTTGGGCTGGTTCATTGCGTTTCTACCTTGCGTTCGACGAAGCGTTTAGCCGCAGCGCGAGTGCCCTCGACGCCCAGCAGTCCGATGATTCCGCCCCAGAAGGGGCCGGTGCTGGCAGGGATGCCTAGCAGGGAGAGGCCATGGCTTGCGGCCAGGGCCAGGGCGCCGCAGAGGGGCGCCTCGAGCAGCACGCGGCGCAGGGTGCCGCCGCTGTAGGCGATTCGGAGGCCTGCGATGACGCAGGCAACCATGGCGGCGTAGAGGGCGGGCCAGTTGTGTTCGAGCCAGGTGGCGAACCAGGCCCAGGAGTCAGGACGGTCAGGCATGATGTTTCTCATCTAGTCCCAGAGGCTGACCGGCTGCTGCGCGGCGATGCCGGCAGAGACCTGGGCGGGTGCGTCTGGCAGGGTGATTGGGGTGCCGATCGGCAGGATGGGGCCCAGCTCAGCCAGGCCCGGGTTGGCTTCGAGCGCGGTCTCGGTGACGTCCTGGGTGCGCCCGTAATGCCGCAGGCAGATCCGGTCCAGGGTGTCGCCTTGCTGTGCGCGCACGACGGTGGCCATCAGATGAGCTCCACGGTGGTCCGGGCCAGGCCCAGGAAGTCGCGGATGGCCCAGCGCTGATCGCGTCGGTAGTCGTCGATGGTAGGGGTCTGCGCCTCGGCGTCCTTGTCGCCCTTGGCGGTGCTGTCGTAGCTGCGGTACCGCTCGACCACCTCGGCCGCGGTGGCAGCATCGATCGCGCTCAGGTACAGGTGAGCGCGCTCGCTGATCCCGTCGATCTGGGTACCAGGTACAGCGGCCAGGGTGGGGTAGCCGCCGGTGACCTGGGCGAAGCGAAAGCCCGCGAGCTCGCGATTGACGCTGATGGCTGCCTTGATCACAGCCGCCTTGAGTTTCTCGGTACTGACGCTGCCGTCGATGCGCAGCCGCGCGCGGACCTGGTCCAGCTCGATCGCTGGCCAGAAGGGATCGGACACAACCTGACCGCTGGCGACGGTGCCGCCTGCAACGAATCCGCTCATGGTGCTGCTCTCGAATGGGTCGCCGGTGGTCGGGGCTTCACGGTCCCAGGCTAGGCCTGGCCGATCCGCCCCGAGCCGGCGGGGTTGCGGGGGACCGCTCGGTTAGCCGCCAGGGGCGGCATGTTTCTTGGCCAGGCGATCGGCCCGTTCCAGGTCTTTCTTGCCGCCGCAGCGGTCGTGCAGGCCGATCGCCTTGCGCAGCATCTCGATGGCCGAGACCAACTGGCCCGGGCGACCTGGTCGATCCTCGTCGACGTCGGTGAGCTCGGCCCGGCCGATGGCCAGATAGAGCTTGGCGCGCGCCTCGTCGGGCATGTCGTGCCCATCGGTGAGCACGGCAGTGCGGACCAGGATGTCCAGGTCGAAGGTCTGGCCGGCCTTCTGCGCCGCCAGTGCGCCCTCGGCCACTTCCTCGGCGATCAGGCAGCCTGGGGTGCGCTCGAAGCGATCGGGCATCAGCAGGCCGTGGCGCAGCACATAGGCGGCGATGTCCAGGGCGCCGGCGAACTCACCGGCATCGATGCGCCAGATCATCACGGTGACCAGCACCTCGTCCTGGGCGCCGTTGCCGCCCTCGAGCACGCCGCTGACATAGTCGGCGTAGGCGCCGAGCAGCTGCCGCTTGAGCTCGGCCTTGGCCTGAGTGGATTGCACCTGCTTGAGTCGCAGCCGGTCCTGCAGCAGCTGGGCCAGCTGCTGCTCGTACACGGTACGGCCCGCCATGCTGTCGGCCGGCCCGACTGCAGCAGCGGCGATTGCCGCTGCAGCTGCCAGGAAGTGCCGTTTCGCGGGAGAGGAGGCCATGGCTTATACGCCCGTCTCGATGTTCTCGATCAAGCAGCCGAAGCCGTAGTCCTCGATCACGTAGGCGTCGTTGCTCGACTCGTAGTTCTCGATACGGTTCTTCTCCGGCGCTTCCTTGACGAAGCGGCGACGGCCACCGGTCTGGAAGTAGATCGCCAGGTTTTCGAGCGAGGTGATGAGCATGCCCCTGTCCGGGCAGTAGGGGACCTCGACCGGCTGCAGGCCGCCCATGCGCTTCTGAGCCAGGATCAGGTCGGTGGCCAGCTTCTCGCTGGGTGCCTGCTCGCGGTTGACCAGGGGGAAGTACTTGTCGTGGACCAGGTCGCGGCCGAGGATCACCACCAGGCCCGGATCCTTGCGGTACCAGGGGTCGATCAGGTTGCTGACCGCGTCGAAGACCAGGGCATCCAGGTTGTTGTAGTCGGCGTCGGCGCCGGTGCCGATCACGATTTTGTTCGCGGTCTTCCCGGACTTCAGCACGCGCTGGGGCGCGTTGTTGCGGTACTGCTGCAGCCAGCCGATGTTCACGTCCTGCAGCAGCGGGTTGGTGGCGCGGTTGGTGGTGGCCGCAGCGCTGGTGCCGTTGAAGCCGATCATCAGACGGTCCAGGGCCTGGCGCTTGACGATGGCGTCACGCAGGCGCGCCTGGAAGTCCGGGAACTTGGCCCAGGCGTCCAGCAGGGAATAGGGGATCGCGGTGTCGAAGTCGGTCTTCTCGCACTTGTAGTCCTGCTTGTCGGTGCTGGACACGTCGCGCGGGGTGCGGCTGGCGGTACCGGTGGTGTCAGTACGGCTGGCGATGGTGCCGGAGACGCCCAGGCCGACCTTTTGGCCGAGCAACTCGTCGACGCCGATGATGTTGATCTTGCTCAGGAAGTCACTGGACTCCTGGATGCGGGTTTCCAGCTTCTGCTGGACGGTGGGGTCGACAGCGAAGGTGGCGCCTGCCGAGGACACACCGCTCAGGGCAGCGACTTGGGCCAGGTATTGGTTGAACAGGGCACGGGTATCGTTACGCATGGATCTCTCCGGGAAAGTGAACGGCTGATCAGCAGTCGGTCAGGGTCTTGCCATCGCCGCCGGTGACCGGAGGGCGCTTGGTCTGGTTGGGGTCTTGGGTCTGGCTCAGCTGCACCTGCAGGGCGGTGAAGTCGGCCTGCAGCTGCGCATGCTTGCAGGCCAGCTCGGCGAAAGCGGTTTCGGCGTTGGTGAAGCGGCTGTCCTGCTCGCGGACGTGCTCAGCCACCGCGGTGACGGCGGCGCCGAACTGGGCGAACTCGCCCTGGGTCTGCGCTTCCTTGCCCTTGAGCAGCTCGGTCACCTTGGCGAAGAGCAGGGCGCCCAGGCTGGGCTTGTCCTCGATCTCGGCGAAGGTCAGGGCTGTCTCTTCGGCCACGGTGAAGAGGTTGTCGGCGTGCTGCTTGCGGTCGGCGTAGGGGTTGCCGGCGGGGTTGGCCGCGGCGAAGGACAGCACGTCGGTACCCAGGCTGGCCGGGCTGTCGGTGATGCCCAGGCCGACCAGGTAGGCGGCGCCGGTGTCGGCGAACTTGGGCGAGATCTCGATCGAGGTGTAGATCTTCTGCTTGGCCTTATTCAGGGCCACCAGGTCGGCGGTGGGCTCGATCTGGGCGAAGAGGGCCAGCTTCTTCTGGCCGTTGATCTCGACCTCCTCGGCCTTGACTGCAACCACGTCGCCGTAGGCCTTGAAGGGGCTGTCCGCCACGCTGCTGCGGATGTGCTCCATCCAAATGCGAGCGCCGTAGGTCTTGGGGTTGTAGCTGGCCGCGGCCTGCTCGATCCAGGCGCGCTCGATCTGACGGCCATCGCTGGTGGCACCTTCGACGGCAACACGGAAGAAAGGAGAGCGGAGTTTGGGGGTCTTGGGGTCGGCCATGCCGGGGATCCTCAGAGGCTTAGCGGGAGTGCTTGGGCGATGAGGGGCATGGTCGGGACGCGCGCGCGTCCCAGCAACGAAGGGGTTTTGTAGGCGCGCGCGGTACACGGTCGCGCGCTATGGAGGAGGGGATCAGGGCGGCAGTCTGGCGGCCATGAAAAGCCTATCCGATTCCTCGCCACTGCCAAGCCCGGCCGAAACGCCGGCGGCCGCCCCGTCCACCGACCTGATGATGGACGTGCGGCGGCGCGCCAAGCATCTGTACTGGATGGGCTGGCGGGTGACGGAGATCGCCGAGGCGATCGAGGAGAAGGAAAAGACCGTCCACAGCTGGAAAGCCAGGGACGAATGGGACCGGGCCGACAACGTCGAGCGAATCGGCGGCGCCCTGGAGGCGCGCCTGGTGCAGCTGATCCTCAAGGACGGCAAGACCGGCGGCGACTTCAAGGAGATCGATCTGCTCCACCGCCAGTTGGAGCGCCAGGCTCGGATCCAGCGCTTCCAGGGCGGCGGTACCGAGGCTGAGCTCAATCCCAAGCTGGACAACCGCAATGCCGGGCCGAAGAAGAAGGCTGCGCGCAACGAATTCACTGAGGAGCAGATCGAGGCCCTTGAGAGCGCTTTCCGCGACCAGTGCTTCGGGTACCAGCTTGACTGGTACCGAGCAGGCCAGCAGCGGACCCGCGCTATCCTCAAGAGCCGGCAGATCGGCGCCACCTACTACTTCGCCCGCGAGGCGTTTCTGGATGCCCTGATCACCGGGCGCAACCAGATCTTCCTCTCGGCCAGCAAGAATCAGGCGCATATCTTCAAGGCGTATATCCAGGCCTTCGCCAGGGAGGTCTGTGGCGTCGATGTGACCGGCGATCCGATCATCCTGGCCAACGGCGCCGAGCTGCACTTCCTGGGTACCAATGCTCGCACCGCCCAGGGCTACCACGGCAACTTCTACTTCGACGAATTCTTCTGGACCTTCCGCTTTGAGGAGCTGAACAAGGTGGCCAGCGGCATGGCCATGCAGAAGCAATACCGCCGGACCTACTTCTCGACCCCGAGCTCCATGGCCCACGAGGCCTATACCTTCTGGACCGGCGAGCGCTTCAACAAGGGCAAGCCCGTCGCCCAGCACCTCAAGTTGGACGTCTCCCACGACGCCCTGCAGGAGGGCCGGCTGTGCGAGGACCGGATCTGGCGGCAGATCGTCACCATCCTGAACGCCGAGGCGCGCGGCTGCGACCTGTTCGACTTAGAAGAGCTCAAGCTCGAGTACTCGGCCGAAGCCTTCCAGAACCTGCTGATGTGCCAGTTCGTCGATGATGGCGCGAGCATCTTTCCCCTGGCCATGCTGCAGCCCTGCATGGTGGACAGCTGGGTCGAGTGGGCCGAGGACTACAAACCGTTTGCAGCTCGCCCCCTGGGCGAGCGCCCCGTCTGGGTCGGCTATGACCCGGCCGAGACTGGCGACACCGCCGGCCTGGTGGTGGTCGCGCCGCCAGCGGTACCGGGCGGCAAGTTCCGCGTGCTCGAGCGCCACCAGTTCCGCGGGATGGACTTCGCCGCCCAGGCCGAAGCGATCCGCCAGGTCTGCCAGCGCTACTGGGTGACCTATATCGGCATCGATGTCACCGGCATGGGCAGCGGCGTGGCCCAGCTGGTGAAGCAATTCTTCCCGGGCGTGACCACCTTCAGCTACTCGCCCGAGGTGAAGACCCGCCTGGTGCTCAAGGCCTACGACGTGATCAAGAACGGCCGGCTCGAATTCGACGCCGGCTGGACAGACGTCGCCCAGTCGCTGATGGCCATTCGCAAGACCACCACCGCCAGCGGCCGCCAGTTCACCTATACCGCCGGCCGCAACGACACCACCGGCCACGCGGATCTCGCGTGGGCCCTCTTTCATGCCCTGCACAACGAGCCGCTGGAAGGGCAGACCGCCCGCAATACCGGCGTCATGGAGATCTACTGATGAGCGATTCCACCAGCCTGGCCGTCCAGGCCACCGCGGCGCCCGGCCCGGTCGAGGCCTTCACCTTCGGCGATCCCTCGCCGGTGCTCGAGGGCCGCGAGGTTTTCGACTACCTGGAATGCTGGTTCAACGGTCGCTACTACGACCCGCCGCTGTCCCTCGACGGCCTGGCCAAGGCCACCCGGGCCAGCGTCTATCTGGACTCGGGCCTCAAGTTCAAGCGCAACCTTCTGGCCCGAACCTTCATCCCGCACAAGCTGCTGACTCGCGGGGCTTTCGAGCAGTTCGCCCTGGACTGGCTCTGGTCGGGCAATGCGTACCTGGAGCGCCGGCAGTCGCGCCTGGGTACGCCGGTCAGCCTGCAGCCGGTGTTGGCCAAGTACATGCGCCGTGGCGAGGGCGACCAGTTCTTCCAGGTGCGCGGCTGGCGGGACGAACACGAATTCGCCCCGGGCACCATCTGCCATCTGCGCGAGGCCGATATCAACCAGGAGATCTACGGCATGCCCGAGTGGCTCGCGGCCATGCAGTCCGCGCTGCTGAACGAGTCAGCCACGCTGTTTCGGCGGAAGTACTACAACAACGGAAGCCATGCCGGCTTCATCTTCTACATGACCGACGCCGCGCAGAAGGAGGAGGACATCGACTCCCTACGAACCGCACTGCGCTCGGCCAAGGGCCCAGGCAACTTCCGCAACCTCTTCGTCTACGCCCCCAACGGCAAGAAAGACGGCATCCAACTGATCCCGGTCAGCGAGGTGGCCGCGAAGGACGAATTCAACTCGATCAAGAGCATTACCCGCGATGACATGCTCGCCGGCCTGCGGATCCCGCCGCAGCTGATAGGGATCGTGCCGCAGAACGCAGGGGGATTCGGTTCGATCAAGGAGGCTGCGGAGGTGTATGCGGCGAATGAGCTGGAGCCGCTGCAGGCACGGCTGACTCAAGTCAACGACTGGCTGGGTGAGGAGGTGATCCGCTTCCGGCAGTATGAGTTGGTCAACACTACAAATTGA